CACGACCATAATCCGGTGAATGATTCGCTGGGAAATGTGGAAGCGTTGTACGTTATGGTGGACAAATACGGACTGAAAGGGTTTAGTTAATGAGAAATGTTAGGTACAAGACTTATTTGAGGCCGAATCTGCCCCCTGTGGTGCCTCAGGCTAACAGCCTGCGATTCTTTCCTGCGGGGGGTAGGCGGGAGTCATTAGAGTACTTTGGGGCAGCACAGCGGCTCTCAGGGGCTGTGACGCCATGATTGCCTTATTTGTAGGAGGCCCTGTTGCCGGTATGATGCGTAATGTTAGTGACAAGATGTTGCTGTTTGTGGCTAAGGCTGATGACTTCTATGCAGATGAGAAAGTGCTGGTGTCTATCTATACCCAGGTAGGGACCGGAAAGTCGATTGGTAACCATGTTCAGGCATCATATGTGTACTCTGGACAGACTTCTAAAGCTCAATCTTTGGTAGATATCGTAATTGAGGAATAAACTATAGCGATATCAGGTTAGTTGTGTTATGAGTAACTACTTAAGAAAGGTGAGGCGAAAGATGGCTAAGGCAGAAAAGGTTATGCAAGAGATGGCTAAGGTAGAAAGAGCTAATAGAGATACTGATTTAGATAAGCGTTACGAGCATTTGCAGGTGTCGTTGTTTAATATGCAGAAGATGTATGAATCTGTTGTTCAGGAGAAGCAGGCTCTCATGAATCAGCTACGGCAACGAGATGCTTTGTTGGTAGCGGCTATTCACCAGAAGTACAAGAAAGGTAAGGCCCTTATTGCTCAGGATGTGCTGGAGAAGGTTAGTGGTGGGTTCTATGCTGGGTTTGACATCACCGCAGAGGATGAGGGTGTCTTGATTACTTTGACTAAGGCTCCTAAGGAGGCTGATGATGGATAAACGCAGGATTATCAATGTAGATATTGATGGAGTACTGTATCCATTTAACGAGGCGATGGCTAGTTGGCTAAGAGGTCAAGGTAAAAAGCATCTATTTCCTTCACCGACGACTTGGGAATACTGGTATGAGTGGAATATGACACAGGGTGAGTGGGAACGGCAGTTTAGAACCGGGGTTGAAGATGGCATTATCTGGCGATATGGGAAACCCTTTGAGGATGCGGTTGATGCGATGTGGCGACTTTCTGATGCTGAATGGCACATTAGGCTCGTTACTCATCGCTTGAATCATAAGTGGGGTTATCAGCAGGCTGTTACCTCTACTGTTGACTGGTTACGCCAGTATTCGATTCCATACCGGAGTTTAGCGTTTGCTAGTGACTCAAAATCGAACTATAAGGCTGAATATTTGTTAGACGATAACTTTAATAACGTTAAAAGTTTTGCCAAAAAGTACGATGAAACGACAGCACAGATGGGTATTTTGATTGCAAGAACGTGGAACAAAGAAGCTAATTGGGCACCTAGGGTATCTTTAGCTGAGGCAGTGTCTACTATTATTGCAGGGCGGCCTTTCTAGTGGTAGAGCGAATTACGAATGCAGAGACTGGCGGTATGAAAGATCGGAAGGATGTGCAGTTACATGCTATCCCTAGAGCGGCTCTTGAGGAACTTGGGCGGTTGTATGCTTATGGTGCCGAGAAGTACTCAGATGAGGATGCTGGTGACTACAATTTTCAGCGGGGTTATGCTTGGAATCTTGGCTATGATGCTCTGATGCGTCATGCCATTGCCTGGCAGTCAGGTGAAACTCTTGATCCTGAAACGGGTTTGTCTCACATGGCTGCTGTAGCCTGGCACGCTCTTACACTTATCTTGTTTGAGAATGAATATCCAGAGCTTGATGACCGTAAGACCGGATTTCCTGCCTTTCAGGAAGAGAAAATTGTTCAGCTTATCAAAGATGCACAACTGGAGTTCAAATGGAAGACATGAATACTCATCGACATAAGATCGCTGAAGGCGTTATCTTAGGTCGTAATCGTAAGTACGTGTGGGTAAAGATCCCATCCTGGAATCCGCATATTATCCTCACCATGCCTCGTAATACTTTGCCCCAGGGGATGGCCCAGGCACGGCTAGTTGAAATCAAGTATGATTCATGGAGTATGGACTTCAATGGAAGTCATTTTGTAGCCGACCTGGAGATTAAACGTGTCATCGAAGAGTCATCTGACGACAAAGCCAACGTGGGAGAAGCTCCCACAGATTTGGATTCCTCGGCCTAACTCTAAAAAGGGTACGGTTGCCCGAAAGGAATGGGCACAGAAGTGGTTTATTGAGCTTATTCGTGTAGGCTGGAACTATTCACAGGCGGCTGAGAGGCTCGGTTACACCTATCGGTGGATGGATACACTACGGGGAAGAGACCCAGAGTGGTGGGAAGAGGTTCTTGCGGTAAAGAACTCTATGGTTGGAGAGTGGACTATTCCAGACCTTTCTGGGATGACGTTTAGTGAGTTTGTCGAGCAGTATGCTGGCTTCTCATTGGCCCCTCACCAGGTAGAGATGGAGGATGCTCTTTGTGATCCACTGGCAAAGGTAGTGCTGATCCTTGGCTTTCCAGAAAGCGGTAAGAGTACTCTGATTTCTCTCTGGTATGTGCTCTACACTTTGGCAAAGAACCCCGATGCTCGTATTGCACTGGTAACTAAGAACTCAACTAAAGCACAGGATTTGCTAACTAGGGTTAAACGGTATCTTACTGAGGAACAGCTTTACGATAATGCTCCGGGTAATCTAATTTCTGAGTTTGGTGGCTGGAAAGGTGATGGTGAGTGGAGCCAAAACCAGATCTTTATTCGGCACCGTAAGTCTGGTGAGCGTGATCCTAGTGTTCAAGCACTTGGTATCGGAAAGCAGATTTATGGCTCTAGGCTAGACTTGCTGATTCTTGATGATGCTCTTGTCATGGATAACCAGATTAGCGAGACTACTAAGGAGCGTCTGGATAACTGGTTTGATGGTGAGGCACGATCACGAGCGCAGAAAGGACAGACAGTAGTCAACGGTACTCGGTTGCTGCCTAATGACCTATATGGGCAGTGGAAGAAAGCCTGGAAGGGTCAAAGACTGGTTCGGGTGGTTATCATCCCTGCTATCATCAACGAGTATCAAGACGATGAGAGGGTTACTTGGGAGGGTTACTGGACCTTAGACGGTTATGATATCACCGAAACAGTGAATGGTGAAGAGCACATCACTGGTCACCAGATGGGGATGCGTGATATTCGTGATCTGATTACCAGGAAGGATGTTAATCGCTGGAAGCTGATCTATCAGCAGGAGGATGTTGAGGAAGATCAGGCAGTGTTCCGTCAAGCTCATATTGATGCTGCCCTGGAGCTTGGGGCACACCGTAAGCTTGGCCAGGTGTTTGACCATGAGCGCTTGATTCTTGGGGTGGACCCTGCTACTACTGGTCGTGCTGCGGCTATTCTACTTGCGATTGATCCGATTACCCACATTCGTACTGTGGTGGATATCTTTGTTGGGTCTAACCTTGGAGCTTCGGGTATCAGGCAAGATTTGCTATATCACTTTTGGGAGAAGTATCGAGCTTTGGGTAGAATTGTTGATGTCTCAGTTATCGAAGAAAACTTTGTTAAGACCCTACGTGGAGATGAGACCCTACAAGCAAGAGCACACGCTGCTGGAACTAATCTGGCATGGCCGCATACTCTGGGTAAGGGTACTCATGGTAAATGGGATATGGAGTATGGTATCGCCGCTATGGCTGGGTTATTCGGCTCTGGTTTGATGGCTTTTGCGAATGCCGGTGAAGACGATATGCATCGACTAGCACCACTAATTGACGATCTTATCGTGTTCCCTTGGTCAAAGATTCAGGATGCTGCAATCGCACTATGGGTTGCAAACGGTTATACTGGTGTTGCCCAGCAAGCACACGTAGATCAGCAGGCGGCAATGGACACTCGTGGTGTACCTCAGGTAGTGCGAAGACGTAGAAAATGATGTATGCTATAGTATATGGATGTCCCAGGGCCGCACACAGTAGATAGTGCTACAACTACTTATGCCAACATTGGGTCACTACGTGATCGTCGTGATTGGTTGATTAAAAAGCATAGTGCACATAAGGCTCGTGTTGCTGTTACCACAAGAGTTGCCACTGGCGATTGGTATACAGTTTGGCCCGATCTGTCCCAGACCCCAGAAGCGCCAACCGTGGCGAACCAGGTTGAGCTAGGCATTGCTCACTGGGCATCAGTTTTTGGGGCAATTCTCCCCTCAGTTCGTGTGCCTCTGAATAAGGCAGCGGATAGACGTAAGGAACGTGGTGCTGTTAGGAAACGTGAACGTAGGGTGCGTGAGTTGTGGGAAGCTAGTGGAGTTACCGAGCTTGCCTCTTTGCTAGGTGCAGATTATTCTGGTGCCGGTTCTGCTGTTCTTGGGGCCTGGGTTAACTTTGAGGAAACTGATCTGAAAAAGCGTAATCCTTATTTCCTTCGGTTTGATCCTAGGCACACTTATCCTCTAAAGGATAATAAGGGAAATATCACTGAGATGCTTGTGGCTCGCAAGATTAGTAAAGGCGAACTTAAGGCTATGTATCCGCAGTGGGCGGGTATTTTTGATAAGTCTAAGGAAGATAGTGTAGAGGAATGGTACTGGTATACGAATGATCGTGTTCTTTATGCGGTAGTTGATGTAAGTAAGAGTGGGCGAACCACAAACCGTAATGTTGTTATTGTCGATAAGAAATGGGATCTTGGTTTTGTCCCGGTTCACGAGATCGTGATTCCTACCTTTGATGGTCAACGTCGTGGGATGTTTGATCAGGCTATTCATATTCTACGCACCATGCAGCGATTGATGCTTATGACAATCATGAGTACCGAGGAACATGCTTTTCCTGCAATTGGGGCTTATGATGTTGCAAATCCAGAGGCGTTTGGCCCTGGTGCTATTTTGGAGTATAGATCTAGCGATTCTAGAATCGAGAGGCTAGGGCCTTCTTCGCACTTTGATGTTAAGGACCTAGTAGCTAGACTTGGTGAGGAAGCAGCTAAGCAAAGTGCTTATCCACAGCAGCTTACAGGCGATCCAGGAGCTTCTATTGTTTCAAGTAGAGGCATTAAAGCGTCTATGGGCGCACTTGACTCACGTCTTGCTGTGGGCCATAAGCTCTTTGAGCAGCTTTTTGGAAAAGCTTCTGGGTTCTTGCTGGCAATGGACGAGACCTTCTGTAATACAGATAAGACTATTGTTGGTGACCTTAGGGATATGTCCGATGCTGAGGACTATAATCCAGGTAAGCATGTAGCCGGAGCCTGGGTTGTTACGTGTACCTACGGTATTGGGGCAGGTTCCGATCCATCTAACATCGAAATGCGCCTTAACATGAACTTGGCTAATGGGCTTTTATCAAGGGAAACAGCAAGGGAGCAGTTACCGTTCCTTACTGATCCTGATGCTGAGCCGGTTAAGCAGTTTAGGGAAGCAATGCAAGACTCTATGGTGAAAGGTGTTATGGCTATGGCCGAACAGGGTAATCCTTCTCCAGCAGCTAAGGCTTTAAAGCTTCTGAGTAAGGATGATCTAGACTTTGATACTGTTATTGGCGAGCTTGTTGACATCTTGATGCCTCCACAGCCGGATAAACAGCCTGGTACAGATCCAGGCACGGCAGCGGTGCAGGGTGCTGAGTCAATGGCTAGGGGCGGTATCCCTGGTAAGGCTGCACAGGCACCGCCAGCGGCGGGGCTTGGCCTTCCGCCTCTTGGTCAACTATTGG